AAGAGGATGTTTCGAGGATTGAGCGGGAGAGAGATTCTCTTGCGAAATGCCGATAGCGGGGCCGGCGCGGCGGGTGGGACGCCTGACGCTGGCAGCGCGGGCGGAAATGGCGCGGCGGGTGGGACGCCTGACGCGGCCAATAACGCGCCGACGTTTGAGACGTGGTATGCGGGCCTGGACGCGACGACGAAGGGGCTGGTTGACAACAACACCCACGGCCTCAAGACGGCGCTTGAAGCGGAGCGCAACGAGCGCAAGACGTTGGCCGGGCAGATTGCCAACCTCCAGAAGAGCGCCGAAAAGGGCTCCGACCTCGAAAAGCAGCTCACGGACCTCCAAAACACGCTCACCGCTACTGAGCGCAGAGCGGCGTTTGTCGAAGACGCGATTCGGCCTGAAGTTGGCTGCGTCAACGTCAAGGCGGCCTATGCGCTGGCAGTCGCCGACGATCTTTTCGACCGTCAGGGCCGGCCGGACTGGAACGCGCTCAAGCAGGCCGCGCCGGAACTGTTCCGCAAACCGGGGCCGGGTAGCGCGGACGGTGGCGCGGGACAGGGCCAAAGGCAATCTGTTGGCATGAATGAAATGATCCGGCGCGCAGCCGGCAGGGGGTAAGGGAAATGCCGTACAACAACATGATCAGCCGCACGGACGCGGCCGCGCTCATTTCGCAGGAAGTTGCGAATGAGATTCTGAAGAATGTGCCGGCGCGCTCGGCCGTGATGCGCCTGGCGCGGCAACTGCCGAACATGGCCAAGGCTCAGAAGCGCATCCCGGTGATCTCGTCTCTGCCTGTGGCCTACTTCGTGAGCGGCGACAGCGGGCAGAAGCAGACGACTGAAGTCAACTGGACCGGCAAGTACATCGACGCGGAGGAACTCGCGGTCATTGTGCCGATCCCTGAGGCCGTTCTGGACGATGCGGACTACGACATCTGGTCGGAAGTGCGGCCGCTTTTGGAAGAGGCGTTTGGGGTCGCGATCGATGCGGCCGTGCTGCGCGGCATCAACATTCCGTCTTCCTGGTCGACCAACCTTGGCGGCGCCGGACTGTTCGCGGGCGCGACGGCGGCCTCACAGGTGCTGGACTACAGCACGCTGACCGGCTCGGGGTCGGACCTGTTTGACATTCTGCTTGGGGAAGACGGCCTGTTCGCGAAGGTGGAAGCGGACGGCTTCGCGGTGACTGGCAGCATCGCAGCCATGACGATGAAGGGTCGGCTGCGCGGGCTGCGCGAGAAGGTCTACAACGGCACGGGCCTGGTTGCGGCCGGCGCGCCGATGTTCACCGCTTCGATGCAGGAAGCGGGCCGCTACCTGTTGGACGGCACGCCTATCGAGTTTCCGAACAACGGCGCGTTCCCTTCGGACGTGCTCCAGTACGCCGGCGACTGGTCGCAGCTCGTCTTCGCGATGCGGCAGGATATCACGTACAAGGTGTTGGATCAGGCGGTCATTCAGGACGCGGCCGGCAACATCGTTTACAACCTCGCGCAGCAGGACATGGTTGCGCTGCGCGCGGTCATGCGGCTCGGTTTCGCGCTCCCGAACCCGATCAATCGGATGCAGCCGACGGAAGCAAGCCGCTTCCCGTTCGCGGTCCTGGTTCCCTGACGGAGGTTAAACGTGACTGCTCAGAATGGCGCACTGAAGGCCGCGCTCGTTGCGGCGACTACGACGGCAGTGGGCGGGGTGCTCAAGCTCGTCAACCCGGAAGGGGTTGACCTGATTATCACCCGGCTCATTCTGGACATCACCACTGCGTCAACCGGCGCGGCCACTGTCGACGCGGGCGTTGACGACGGCGGCGACGTTTCGAGCGACACCCTGATCGACGGCAAGAGCGTTGCCACCGCGGGTGTTTTCGACAATACGGAGGACGGCGGCACCAACGGCAAGGGCGCGGTGAAGTGGAAGGCGGGTGAATACCTGGTCATCTCCGCTTCCGCAACCACGGCCGGCATGGTCGGCTCGGCTTACGTCGAATACATTCGAGCGTAAGGGGCGGCGACGATGGAACAAGAACTGCTCGATCGTATGGCAGCTCTGCTCGCAGACATGCGCGATGCGAAACCCGAAAATCGGTCTGAACTCGCGCGGCGCTATGCGGTGACGATCACGGACCTCGAAAAGGTGTACGCCTATTTCATGACGTTCGTCTGCGAGAAGAAGGCGTAACTATGGATACAGAACAGGCATGGACCCGACTGAAGGCAATGACCGCGGCCGATTCCGCGCCTGTTCTGTCGCCTGACGAAATCGAGCTGCTTCTGACGATGCACCGGTTGGCAGACGCGGCGGGAGTTGCGCCGGGCGCGGAGGGTTGGGTTCCGACATGGGATTTGAACCGGGCCGCGCTTGAGGGTTGGCGTTGGAAAGCGGGCAAGGCAGCGGGTAGCTTCGATTTTCAGGCAGACGGCGCGAGCTACAACCGGTCGCAAATCCTTGAGCATTGCGAACGCATGATTGCTCAGTATCGGCGGCGCGCAAATTCTTCCCCCCCCCTCTTTACTGAGCGAACGGAAGTCACAGACGAGGACGCATGACAACCGCCGGGCCAAACCTACCGGGTACAGGCGCGAACGATAACGCGGTTGGGTCAACGTCCTGGTCTAACCCCGGCAACGTAACGGCAGATGATACCTCGTATGCGACGAACGCGGGAACTGGCGGCGCGCAGAGCAATTATCTCAAGGCAACCGGTTTTGGTTTCTCGTTGCCGTCGAATGCGACCGTTGACGGTATTACGGTTGATATCCGGCGCAAATCATCTCAAAGCGGGTCTTTGCGCTACACGTACGACGCAGTTGTTTCACTCATTATTGGCGGATCAGTCACCGGCGACAACAAGGGCGCGCTAACCACTAAATGGCCAACTTCTGACGCAACCGCCTCGTATGGCAGATCAGATGATAAATGGGGGTTGACCCCCGCATACTCCGATATCAATGCCTCGAATTTCGGGGTTGTGTTGTCGGTCAAGAATTTCGGCAGTACGGGCGCAACCGCATCGGTCAACTGGATAAAGGTAACCGTAACCTATACCGCAAGCGGGCAGACCTACACGCAATCGGTAAGCGGGTCAATCACTCCCTCAGGCACTTTGAAAATCGAGGTTCGCAAGACAGTCGCAGGCTCTGCGACCGGCGCGGGTGACCTTCAGAAACTGACGGCGCGAGGGGTTACCGGTTCCTCGCAGGCGTCAGGGGCGGTTGTTCGAGGGGTCCGTAAAGGGTTGGCCGGATCGGTCACCGCATCGGGCATTCTGACGACAATCAAAACAATCCTGCTCAGTTTGGCCGGTAGTCTGACCCCCTCAGGCGGGTTACTCAAGCGGGTCAATCGGAATGGGGCCGGGTCGGTTACCTCGTCAGGGTCGGTTGTGCGCTCAGTAAGTAAGGGGCTCGCAGGGTCCGCAACGGTGACCGGCGCGTTGACGAGACGTTCGAACAAGGGGTTGGCCGGTTCCGAGACCGCGCAGGGCGCGTTGGCGAGGCGCTCAAATAAAGCGCTTGGCGGCTCTGCGAGCGCAAACGGGTCAGTCAGTCGGCAAACTGCAAAGGGGCTTGGCGGGTCGGTGACCGGCGCGGGGTCGGTCGCAAAGGCGGCGCGCAAAATACTGGCAGGGAGTATCACTCCCGCGGGCATCCTCGCGGCGGTCAAGACAGCCGGCGTGTATCTCGTCAACCTTGCGGGCAGTTTGACGCCTGTGGGCGGTTTGGGCCGCCTCACTCGGAAGGGGTTGTCAGGGTCGGCGACAACGCAAGGGGTTGTCACAAAGGGCACTCGCAAGGGTTTGGCCGGAACCTTGACGCCAAGTGGCATTTTGACGGCGCTCAGAAACGCAGTGACGCATCTTGTCAATCTGGCGGCCAACCTGACGGCAAGCGGCGCGTTGGGGAGAGCAACTCGCAAGGGGTTGGCAGGCTCTGCAAGCGCGAGCGGGTCGGTTACCAGATCAACCCGTACGAGCCTCGCGGGGAGTGTTGCGGCGTCCGGTCTGTTGACCCGCCTGCGCTCCGTCCTACTGAGCATTGGCGGCGCGGTGACACCGGCGGGCGCGCTTTCTCGTCAGGCGCAGGCGCAAATGAGCGGAGAGACGAGCCCGACCGGTGACCTGAGCCGGGTCACCTCCAAGGGTTTGACGAGGCTCTTGACTCCGATTGCAAGTCTGTTAGCGCGGTTGGTCCGCGTAAGCTCGCGCGGTGTGGTCTATGTCGGCGACCAAGCGGTAAATACTCTGAATCTGACGAATGCGGCGCGTTGGGTAGTTGATCTGACGGACCTCGCAACAGGTCATATCGCGGCGCAAACGGGGTTAGTCAATCAGGTCTCTATTGTCGGTCAGACAGTCTATCAGGTCGCGGTAAGCGACTCAGGGAGGTAGGACAAATGAAGCTTGACACGAGTTGGCGCGGCCGGTTGGGGTTGTTCCTCTGGAAACTGAGCAACCTCCCCCATCTGTTGCGAGGATTGCCGGCAACCCTCGCGGGCCTGGTGGCTGGGGTGACCGTTCCGGTTGGCCGTCTGTACGCGACGGTCATTCGGGCTGACGGGTCGCGCTTCGAGTTGGGGTTGATCAGCACCCGCGTGGTGACGACGGCCGGCGTCAACTACCTGGTTGACGCCTTCCAGGGAACGACGGAACCTGAAAACTTCAAATACCATGCGATGGGCACTGGGAACACGGCAGAGGCGGCAGGCGATACGGCGCTTGTGACGGAGGTGGAAAGCCGTGTTGCAGGCACGCAGGAAGAAGGCGCGAGCGCCAACATTTACAAGACGGTCGCGACGATCACGGCAACGCAGGCGCGCGCGATCGTTGAACACGGCCTGTTGTCGGCATCCAGCGGGGGAACGCTCTGGGATAGGTCGGTTTTCTCCGTCATTAACCTGTCGACTGGGGATGGGATTCAGTTCACGTATCAGGCTACGTTTCCGGCGGGTGGATGAACACTTACGTCTCTGGCAGCCTCGTGCGCGTTTCGGGCGCCTTTACGGGTAACAACGGCGCGGTCCTTGACCCGACCGTTGTCAAGGTTGCGGTGCTTGAGCCCGGCGCGATTGTTCCGACGGTCAAGACGTACGGAACGGACGCGGAAGTTGTCAAGGACGGAACCGGGCAATATCACCTGGACATTGACGCGAACACGTCGGGTGTATGGCGGTATCGTTGGTTTTCGACCGGCAATGGACAGGCGGCCAACGAGAGCGCCTTTGAGGTTGCAGTCTCGCCATTCTGAGGGGGGTTGCCATGGCTGAAAGTCGGGAAATTGGAACGCCATTGCCCACCGACGTTGAAGCGCCAAAGATGTACACGAACGGTACGTACATTCTTGGCGGGATTGTCGTACTGGCGATCATCACGCTCGGCATTCTCGCGGGGATTCTGAAAGAGGATCTTCCCAACGAGATTGTCACCGCGTTCGTTGCGCTGGGTTCCCCAGCGGTCGCGGGGCTCGCGAGCATCTACAACCGCAAGGCGGGCTAACGGGCGTGTTGACCTCTGACGAGCTGGCAGATATGCGGACGGCGCAAGACGCGGCGTTGCCGGACACCTGCGCGATCTACCGCAAGAGCCGCTCAGTAGATGAGGCAGGCGGCATTGTTGAGACGCGCGCGAAGGTGGCGGATGCAGCGTGTCGGGTGACCCGCCAACGGCCGCGCGAACTGCAACAGGGCGGGAAGGACGTGATTCTCGCTGATTGGGTTGTGACGTTGCCCTACGGTACCGACGTGCGCTCAGATGATGAAATCGAAACGGGCGGGCGGGTGTTGCGGGTTGTCGGCTTGTTGAACGCCAGTTGGCGCACGGCAGAGCGGGCGCTATGCGTGTCATAGAGGAAGTCAACATTGCGGGAGAGTTGGCCGACGAGCTCGAACGCAACGCGCGGACCCTCGTACGGGTGACGATCAAGCGAATTGAGGCGCGGTATAAGGGCGCTCTGAGCGGACCTCGCAGCGGGCGGGAATACCGCAAGAGCGGGTATAAGGGCAAGGTTATGCACCTGGCAAGCGCGCCGGGCGAAGCGCCGGCAACGGATACGGG